ATGCTCCTGCGCTACCCGTAAAAGATCCTGCCATTTTATTATTTTTTTAATGGTTATTATTTTCGTTTTCTAATTTTAAACGAAGAAGCAGTTTTTCCGCCTGGGACTGATCTAACCTTCCAACCGTTAGGAGCATCGACTTCTTGGTGAGCCCCTCTAGGACTCATATCGATGTTCTTAGCTTTTGATATGGAATCTTTCATGGCATCGGCTTTGCCTTGTTCATAAAAGTGATTAGCAATCTTATCAGCGTTCATAGCTGTAAAAAGAGACTTATGGTAACCACCAGCGTCTGACATTTCATTTTTATCGTTCAAGAACTTCTTGACAAAATTATTAATGTCACTTTGGTTACTCTTAACAGCTTCTACATCATTAACATTATACCTAAATTTTTTATCCCCAACAGTGAAATCAAAACCTTTGAAATCTTTTGAAAATAATTTTTGAGTTTTTGTTTTAAATGTAGACACCTGCGCCTCAGCTAATTTGATAGCTTCCTCATTTTCTTTTGTATATCGGTTAAAGAAATCAACCGCTTTTTTTTGTTCAGGGTTCAATCTAGACCCTGCTTTAATTTCTTCGTAATACTTAGTCTTTAAGCTGTCTAAGTAGTTTTTAGCTTTAGCTAACTCTTCTTTGTGAGCTAACTTTTTTCTACGCACATCACGATCTTCATCTAATTCTTCATCATAAGCGAAATTGTCCTCCATTAAAAAAGAAATTTCTTCCGAGTCTAAATGAGGTTTCGTTGTTTCGTAATATTCTTTTAATAACTGCGTTTCATTTAAAGAAGAATAATCAGTATTAAGTTTAACGTAATCTGACAGAGTACCCCCTGTATCATTCATAAATTCAACTACCTTTTGAATATTTTCTGGTAACTCAATACCAGCAGCCTGTTCTACAATTGCTTGCTCAACCTGCTCTTCGAGTTCTTCTACTTGCTCTACAACCTCGTCGTCTGTTATTTCTTGGAGAACGGGTTGTTCTTCTGGCTGAACGGGTGGCTCTTCATTTTGTTCGGGCTGTGGCATTTCCACTTTGGGAGTTTCCCCACTTTCAACGCCTTCCTCTCCTGTATCTTGCACGCTATCAGTTGTTTCCCCTTGTACGGCATCTTCTGTAGGTTTATTTAATTCTGCTAAATTAACTTTAATAACGCCATCATCCACTGACATTGGGTTATTTTGATTCTGTTCCACTACTTCTTCTGTAGCGGTGGTGTTTTCTAGTTCTTCTGACATGATAAAATATTATATAATTATTACTATTATTATTACTTAGGATCAAAGTTACCTAAGCCGAAATCTCCACTAAGTATGTCGTTTCCTGCGGATTCGAAGTTTTTAGGGGGTAAATCGTTTTTTCTTTGGTTTATTAATTCACTTTGTTGTGTGGCTTGTATTTTCGTTCGATCATCTTTTCTATCTTCTTTTTCTGTAATTTCTGCTTTTTTACCAGACACCTCCAAGCCTTTAAGTTGCATATTCATTTGAAACTCCAGCTGCATAAGTTCTTTTTTCAAAGCCGCTTCTTGCATTAACTTTTGAGTGTCTATCTGAGCCTTAGCTTGTTCTAAACTTATTTTTTGCTGCATAAGCGCTTGACTTTTTTGTACTTCAGCCTGGGCAGCTACCTGCTGGGCTTGAGCATTCGCCTGTGCTTGTGCTTGAATATTTTCTTGTTGTATTTTTTGATCTTTCTTTTGTTTTTGATCTCGTCTTATTTTTAGCAATTGATTAGCTAATTTAAGATTTTTTATTTCTCTAAGATCTATGGCATCAGATAAATCAATCATACCGGCTTGTACCGCTACTTGTATATTGTTTTCAAGCATTGCTTTCTCTTCCTCGTCTGGCGAGAGTTGTATGAATATACCAAAATCGTATAAATACAAATCTGCCATTTCCTGCAACACGGCTACATTCTGATTACCTATCTTATGTATGAAGGCTTGTCTTGTAGGTGAATATTCTATAATATCAGATATTCTTAGCGATAATCCTTCACACAAATCTGCGGTTATAAATAAACTTCCGTTTAATATATGTCTTGTTGCGGTGTTTGAATTAGCAGCGGCCATCTTTTGCACCCCTACTAACGCTCTTGAATCTGGAGTACTACCATCTCTTGCCTCATTTAGCCCTGTTACATCCCTTATCATTTGTAAATAATAATTGTATGTAGTTATTAGACTTTGAAGTTTTGCTCCACCTGATCCTGACTGTATTTCCTGAATAGGAACTTTACCTGGATTCATATCGCCTTCTTGAGTAAATGATCTACCAATTACAGAACCTGTTTGAAAAAACATATTCAATGCTTCCTGTGGATTGTAATTTGTACCGTTGCCTAAATCAATTTCAGCTAACCCGTCAGCATCCAGATAAACCCCATCTGGTACCATTCTAGACATTACTTGTTGTAATTTTAAATGAGTAAGCTGGATCATATCCGCAAAACCTGTTATTCTTGAAACCAAGCTTTCGATACGGCCCTTGTACATTCTAGGGGCAACTATACTGTAATTCATTTTTACTTTAGTATAATCACTTTTAGGCCTTATCATGTTAGTTGCTAACTCCCACTTTAAAACCCTGCCTCCTAGTACTTTTACACCTTCATATAAAACCTCTAAAGATTGGGATATTTTTTCAATCTTATGATCCTGCATTATTTTTTCGGGTGGGTTAAACTGATCATCTTTTGGTATTATTTTAGATGCTCCTGTAGCCAGCTCTTTTACTTTGTATACTTCATTGGTGTAAGTCTTGTAATTAAAGTATAATACCTGAACAGTATTAGCGTCATCCCCATTATCGTTATTTAATGTCCTATCATAAAAACCGTTTGCCTTGTAAGACTGTTGAGATAATTCACCAAGATCTTCATTTGTTAAATAAGGAAATTGCTTTTTTAATTCATTTATATGCACGCTTTTAACTTCACCTACATAATATATATCATCAAAATATGGAGATTCTGTATATGACCAAACTAAATTAGTAGGATCAACATAATCTACGACCACACCCTCTGACTTGCTAAATGTATTTTTAACAGCTCCTATGCCTATAGTTGTAAGATCATAATTACAGCGGCGCTTAGTTAAGTCGTATTTATTTCCTTCTAATAATACGTTTATAGCTTGCTCTTCAGCAATTTCAACTTGCTGCTTATAGGTAAGCTGCATGTGCACTTCTAGTTCTTCTTGGTTTCTAGGAACTACCTCAGGGGCATTTTCAAATAGATTAACACCAAATTCCTTTCTAACAAACTCATTAAGGTCTTTAGTTTCCATGTCCCTAATAAGAGATTCCATATACTTTGTTCTTTTCTCTACACCAAAAGGATCTTGAGAATAAGCTTTAACGTCAAAAGTTCTTTCTGATATGCCATTTACAACAATATCAACAAACTTTGGAACCACCGGTACAGGCTTCCAATCTAAATTAAGATAGGACAAATCGCCGTTTATAGACAATTCATCTTTATATTTTTGCACAGGTTGTTCTCCTCTTGCATATAACCTTAAGTTGTGAAAAGTGTTTTGATTACTTCTGAATCTACCAATACCGTTATCAGAAGAGAACCACTCGCTTTCAATAGCATTACCGATTTTCTTGCCATATTCTAATGACATTTTTTCTTCATCGCTTGCTACTTGACTCGGAAAATAAGATTTTATAACTGACTCAGCCATATATTTATTTTTCTATTAATTTCGAAAATGCACCGCTATTGGTGTATTTAGCTATCTTTAAATTTAACTTTCTTTTTTGCATCTGTGGAACTGGCTTATATAAATTTTTATTACAAGCCATTATGGCTAAACCTGAGCTTATAGCCGCATCAAATTTTGTTCTTTTATTTATATCAAACTTAGCCCAATCATTAAGCGTTTCATTAAAATACATATTGCCATATTGACCATCTGATTTTAAGCCTACATATTGATCTATGTATGATTCTATTGCAGCAGCGTGAGCTTGCTTTACATCTTCACTAGAGTTAGGTATTCCGCCTATTTCTTTTTCTGCTACAGATAATTTGTTCCATATCTTATCAGGTCTATTCATTGAATAACCCCGATATCCTCTTCTTTTAAAATAATATAAAAG